CTCTTTACTGTGTATATGCAAAGCCGCGCAATTTATTGGGGATAAAGTCATAAGAACAGAACCAAACGATGACCCCACTACGAATTGATGTAGTTCAAAGTTTTCACGGTTATAAAAGTTTATAGTTTCTTTCCACCCCTCTATCGTACCTTTGGGTTCAAAAGCGGGAAACATACCTATGGTCTGAGTTGAAGGAGGGTTAAACTCTACACGGTCTGCAAATATTTCTTGGTTGCCTAATACAAAAGAACCACAGTCGTCGTCTGTCCAACCAAATTGTTTGTGTGCCTCGTCTGCCACACTGCTTGCCTGTAACTCGTTAACCCACGTAGTTGTGTACTGCATAATCTCATCCATCTTGCTTATAGCAACGCCGTACATTGACATTTGCTTACGAAACTCCTCACGAGAATTAACGGCTGTAAGTGGTATAGTAAACTCTCGTACACCGTCCCGTGGTAAGTGTAGTCTCATTACTAGAGCTTCACCAACTTCACCGTCCCACAACCGCCGTACAACATATAAGTCGTTGTGGTATACTATCTTCTCCCCTACTTCGCCGTCAGGCATTGTCATACGTATATAAACACCACCATTAGCGCCCCTAAAATAAGGTGCGGGGTACGCAGGTATTGTATAAGTGTTTACTGGTGCGTCTGGCAGATCAATCGACGGAGCTTCTACAATGTTATCTTCTTCCGTAGCTTCTCGAACCCTGCTTCCTAAACTCACAGGCGATTTTATCTTCCCCCAGTTAGGACATTCCCCGCACACGTCAGGATTAAATTCATCAAAAGTAGCACATAAATATGGCCCCTTGATAAGATCCATCTTCTTTAGAGTATCTTTAGCATCGTACTCTGGGTGGTTTTTAGATATAAGATGGGCGGCTTTCTCGCCGTCATCACAAAATTTAGCTATGGATAACCCTGCTCGCCACAACGGTTCCGATATTTCTTGCTGGTTCACCAGTATATTTTTTATCTGCTCGCACCCATTCCCAGCCTGAGTTTTAAGTATTATGTCTTTAAATATGTTTTTCCTGTTACCAAGCAACGCATCCATTACAGCATTACTTCCAGAAGGTATATGTTTGGTAGGAACTGGTATCAATTCTCCATCAATATATTCTTTAAACACATCTATAGTCATAGGTTCTGGAGCGCTGGCACCAAGACAATGAACAGCTAAAGGAGGGTCTTCTTTATGGTTGTGAGTATCAGGAACACGAAGCACACGTGCGCTGTCAGCAGTCACTGCGGGATCTGCTAACAAGTTATGTTGTGCACATAACTGCTTGAGGTGGAGTGCTACAGGTACCCATTCTTTTAGTGTAACAGGTTCTGACAAAAACCAATACGCGTGGATCCCACGTCCAGAGTTAATCAGCAAAGGTTTCGGTAGGTCTAATTCTTTGCAAAATTTTCGTAACGCAATTATAGCGTCATTTTGAGTTTGATAATCTTTGCTAGGCCCACAATCAAGATCGAGGAAGAAAGACCTAAGTTGCTTTACGTTAACTGCTTTGCGTGAATTACTCTCTTCAAACGTAGCTAACGCAAAGTAAACGTCAAACCCATCTTCATCTAATTCATATGCCGCATCTAGTAGAGCGTCCGTAGAACTGTAGAACTTCTGCACCCGTTGGTCTTTTTCCCCGTGCGATGCAAAAATACAATAAAAGCCACCGTCTCCTAACGCTCTCTGTAAGAATTGTTTTGTTATCATTCTGCTTACCTGAGAGAAGCCCCCGACCACGAGCTAACGCAGTCGGGGTTATGTTAAAAAAGTTAATCGTCCCAATCGTCCACAATAGCGTCTAGTTCTGGGTCTTTAGCTTTTTTAGCAGAGGCTTTCTTAACCACTTTTTTAGGTTCTTTAACCTCATCCTCTAAATCATCTTCCAACTCGTCTGCTTCTGACGTTTTATTAGAAGCAAAGGGGCTTGCTTCCCCCGCCTCAAAACCTTCAGTAGCCTCAAAAGGAGAAGACATCTGCATAGGCACGTACTTAATAACCTGCACAGCGTTCAGCCGAAGAGATACCCCAGTTCCCATACTGTTGTTGTGATAGGGGTAGAATACACCAGCGATATTAACTGTGCTACCTGTAGTTAAGAGGAAATCATCGGCAAGTTTTGTATTAGCCGCATCATACTGGGCTGGTTTTCTGGTAGCATCTTTACCGTAAGCGCCTTTCAACCGAGCCTTGTACGTATAAGAACCATCTTCCGCGTCTTTTTTGAATGGGTTATCAAATTTATCAGGCCACCCACCCTCGCTCTTCTCCTTGTACGCCGCCTTCATAGACGTAAAAAGTTCCTTTGCCTGATCTTTAGTCATACGAAAACTTATCTCATATGAAGCACCGTCATCAAACGGATCACATTGAACAGAACGTTTCTGTTTGTTATCGAACTTATAAGTAGTGTTAATACGAGGCCATAAGGCTTCTACATTATTGATCCGAAAAGGAATAGCTTTTGACTTTTCTGCCATAGTAGTTCTCCTAGTTGCTAAAAATAAACCCGTCTGTACTCTCAAACGGGGAAGTTTGGTTGCCCTCGTAAGGTACGTAGCCAATAGTGATAGCTTCTATAGTGTCTGAATGATCTATCATATTTGAAACTACTTTTAACTCTTCATCCTCCAGAGGGCGGTTTGGTTTGAAGAAGAGTCTTGGTGTAGTGCTGTCATTATCGAAATACATCTCAGTAACAACAGCAATGGCTGGAGTGTCGTGATCCCGTAAAAAACGAGCGTATGCTTGCATGGGCATATTACCGTTCCGTGCTTCACCAAATATAGAAGTAGCGGGTAATATAAGTTGGGCGACAGAACCTAAATCCTCTTCTTTAACAACAGCTAACCGCTGCGAGAACCTGCAAGCTCTGCTGCTTCCGTAACCCGAACCTCTTATATTATGAACACAATCCATACATCTAACAGCTTGGCGCTGGTCAGATGGTACATCTGCCGATGGGTTCTGTGTATCAGACGACCAACAAGTAGGTAGCACCGTTTTGTCAGGATCGTATTCATCTTTGTAATAAAACCGCGATATGGTAGCTGCGTTAACAATGACTACATTTAGAACCTCGTCATCGTGGCCGCTGAACTTCTTATCACGTAAACTAATACGTTCCATACATGTCCTCCCTTTTACAGCTTCGTACCCCAAACCTACAAATCTTCTTGTTGTATATTCTCCCACTCCTCGTTAACAACATCTGCAACATCTGGCTTAGAAGATAGAGCTGAAACAACATCATCTATAGAAAACCGATAGGTGTTCCCCACTTTTATATAGGTGTGGTCTGGGATGTATTTTCGTCTAATCCAACCACGAATAGTAGATATCGAAACTGAAAGATGTTTTGCAACATCCTCAATAGGTACGTATTTAGCGTCCATTATTTTTTCCTAACACTTATGAGATATTCACTGTCCACATTTAACCCCTGTGGCACACATTCGGGGTTTTCTTCCAGAAACTGCTTAACATTAGTTTGGTTCAAGCGCTTCTCAAGAAACTCAGGAACATCATGCTCTTTTATAAAAGAATACATATGCTCCCAATCACTAGTCCAATAGCGTGTTTTAGTTGTTCTATAAAACAAGCCTTCAGAAGTCCTAACGCTCTCAACATCATGCTCTTTACAATGATCTAAAAGAGCTTGCTTTATTATATCCTGTTGAGAACGTAACTTTTCGTCTTGCTCTTTGTATTGAGCCGTAAGATCGCTACGCTTACTCCTAATTTTTATAAAAATTTTAGTTAGCTTTGCTAACTCAGCGCTACTTCCTTCTGCCATAACCCCCTCCTAGACTTTTAAATCTTTATAAGGAGTGCATATTAGTGACGGGAAGTTAGCTAGTCAAGCAGTTTATTGTATAAATCTACAATTTGGGAGTGAACGTCTATTTTACTATCTAACAAGCGGTAAACGTGTTTCTCTACAAGAGAGCCTTGTAGTTGTATTACAGTGCATTTGTGTTTCTGCCCCGCACGATGAACCCGTGCATTAGCTTGAGCGTATGTTTCCAAAGAACTTGTTGGTCCCCACCATACTACCGTATTGGCAGCGGTGAGGGTGACACCGTGGGCAGCGGCGGCTGGTTGAATTATAAGAACACGTGGGTCATCTTGTTCTTGAAATGCTTTAAATATCTCAGTGCGTTTACTCACCGAGACACTACCTTGAATGATCGCATTACTAATACCATCAGAATTAAGTTTGCCAGATAGGATACTTATCGCGTGTTTGAATGGCACGAATACAAGAACCTTCTGGCTTGACTCATCAATAACTTCTTTTAGCACCTTGTACCTGTGCTTAATATCAAACTCTAACGTGTCGCCTTTATCGGTGTAGATCGCGCCACAACTTATTTGCAAAAGTTTATTCATGTTAACCGCAGCATTTACAGCGGTAATCTCTTCGCCCGCTGCTTGAACTACCATACGATTACGTAATTCCTTGTAGTATTTCTTTTGTTGGCGCGTAAGTTCAACCTCTCTTTTTGTGTAAACCATATCAGGGAGGTCTAAACAATCATCTTTCGTAAAACGTATTGCTGGTTGAAGGGCTTGGAATACTGTTTGTGTGGCACTTTCTTTTGGTATCCATTTAAACTGAGATATTTTGTACATCACCATATCTCTAAACGAACCAAAGAAACGAGGGACCGCCGTTGGGTTAACGAGTTTTGCTAGCCCGTAAGCATCTAGTGGGCTTTGTGCTGCTGGCGTACCTGTCATCATCCATAACCACATATGGGGCTTTAGTATTTTATTAAGTGTTTTCCACCGTTTTGTTTGGGCGTTTTTGTAGTGGGTAGCTTCGTCTACTATAATAAGATCAAAGCCGCCGTTGTTTATAGCATCAGCAACTATTTCTACACCGTCGTAATTTATAATTACGTACTCCGCATCGCCTTCTATTATTTTTCGTCGTTTGTCTGCGGAGCCATAAGCTATATCGACACTTCGGTGCATAGCAAAACTAAACAAGTCAGCCCGCCACGCGCTATCCATAATCGAAAGCGGGCATATAACTAACGCCCGTGTCACACGACCTTGCTTCATTAAAAAATCAGAAGCCCATATCGCAGACGCTGTTTTACCCGTGCCTTGCTCGTTAAAACAAAAAGCCTTCCTATTCATAGTGAGGAAAGCCGATGTGCTTTTTTGATGTGCGAAAGGTTTATGCTGCCCGGGCCACTTGTAGCGTCCCTCTATAGGTGAAGGCACGTTTATGTTTAAATTTTTTAGCGAGTGGCTTTCGTCAACACCCCATTTAACAAGCACCTTACCATTAACTTCTTTACTTTCTGGTATAGCCGCAGTGACTTGTTTAGGGTTACGTAGCTTCAACAGCAACGCCTTATTTTTAATAATCTGCAAGTTATGTTCTCCCTTGCGTTATGTCTTCTTCTTTTTCTTACCGTTGTTTGCGCGATTTTTGCTGGGACTCATTAACTTATACCCATCTGCGTTAGTGCCACCGTTTCGTAATGGTTTATTGTGGCTTATGTCTTTGCCTTTTCTGTTAACGCCTTTTGCGTCC